TAAAAATAGAAAACACAGCTTCTAATCAAAGTTGGAAGCTAGGGACTTTTAGATTAGATATACAACCAGATGGACGTAGATAATGGCAAAGATTACACAGATTATAACTAGACCAGCACAAGAGTATGACTACACTATAGCAGAGGCTCAGGCTAGAGACTTGGATGGTATCATAGTAAAACTAAATACCACGTATCAACAAGAATTAAAAGATGAGGTAGAAGCTCAAAACTTCTTTTTAAATTAATGGCAAATAGTTTTATTAATAAAAAAGCAGATTTAACAACAACAGATTTGACAACACTGTATACAGTGCCGTCAGCAAAAACAGCTGTAGTTAAATCTTTACTAGTATCCGAGGATGCCGGATCAGGGACCACGATAACAATAACTTTAGTAGATTCTAGTGGTGCAATATTTAATTTATTTAAGGATAAAGCTATAGGATCTAAGGCAACAACAGAACTTTTAACTCAACCTCTTGTAATGGAAGAGAGTGAGATACTTAAAGTACAAGCTGCGCAAGCTAATGAATTACATGTAGTAGCGTCAATATTAGAAATCCAACCAAGAGAGGTAGTATCATAATGAGAGATGTAGTAGTAATAAAACCAGAGGATATCATAGAAACAATTAGTAATATTAAAACAGGTGAAAAATACAAGGACGATGCTGATTGGAAAGCAAAAGGTGTGCCAGAATCTGACATAAGAAAAGATGTCAAAGTGGTTCTACCTAGCCTTGATTTATTTGGAGAAACAAAATAAGATAGACAAATGGCCATAACTAGAACTCAAATAGCAAAACAATTATTAGCAAACGGTGGACGTACCGGATTTCAAGGTGGTGGTGCTGATATGGGAACTAAAGCT